GGTGGCCACCAGACCCGGGGCTTCACCGGCGGCGATGGCGCGGGCCTCGACCAGCATCAGCGACTCGGCGGTGGTGCCGAAGAGCGTCCCACCCAGACCGGAACCGGCCGGAGGCACCAGGGTGATCGTGCCCGCCTTCAGGATCCGGGTCTGCGTGCCGTTGACCCGGACCTGGGTGTCGTAGGCGACCAGCGGCGGCAGGTCGTAGGCACCGAACACGGACTGGATGTCCGCGATCGTGATGATGCCCGGGACGTACGCGCCCCGGCCGACGTAGCCCCGCATCTTCTCGTTGGTGAGGAGGGCGGTGATCGTCGCCGTGTCGGTCAGACCTTGCGCCGGGCGGACCCCGTTCTTGTTCGTGTAGAACGTGACCCACGACAGGTAGTCGCGGACCGGGTCGGCGTCCTCGTCGTTGGTCCACGTGAACGGAGCCTGGACCGTGAGGTCCGCGTCCCGGCCGAAGTCGACCGTGAGGTCCACGCCGTTCTCGTTGATGTCGACCTTGGCGGTCTGCAGGACCTCGCCTCGCATCAGCTCGATGCGGGACAGGACCGACAGCGTCATGTTCGCCGCGTCGTCGTAGATCGCGTTGACGATCGGCGCGTTGTCGCCCGTCTCCAGCTTGCGCTTGCGGAGCCGCTCCTCCTCGCCCAGCCGGATCTTCTTGCTCATCGGGGGCAGCTCGCCGAACAGCCGACGGAGGCCCTGGCGGGACCCGATGGGCGACTCGGTGTCCCACGCCCGGACCATGGCGGCGTCGGGCATCCGCAGCTGGCCCTGGGTGATGCGGTACTCGATGTCGTCGATGTTGTTGTTGGGCAGGTACGCGGCCAGCCGGAACTGGTTCGCCTCCTGCTCGTCCTGGAAGCCCCGGACGTACCCGATGAGTTCCTGCGGGTCGACCAGGTCGAGGATCAGTGCCATGTCGTCGTCTCCTCAGCGATCAGACGTAGCGGATCTGCGGCAGGTCGGCCTTGACCGACGCGTCGTAGCCCGAGTTGGCGGGGAGCTTGGCGACACGGACGCGACCGTGCCAGTAGACGGACACCGTGGTGTCCTGACCGGCCGAGACGACCGTGGTGGTGAAGAGGTGCCCGACGGCGGTACCCGTCGAGGTTCCGGACGCGGTGGCGAACGGGACCAGTCGGGTCCCGTCGGCGGACCGGGCCAGGACGACACCGGAGGGGACGAGACCGTTGAAGGCGGCGAAGTCGTCGCCGTCGATGGTCCCGGACTCCATCTCCTGGGTGCCGTGCTCCGAGCCGAGCCATTCCTGGTTCTCGGCCGGGAGGAACTCTTCGTGGCGGATCGTGAGACGCGAGCCCATTGCCAGTACCTCTCTCTGTCAGATGTGGTGGTGGATCAGAGGCCAGGAGGCTTCAAGTAGCCGCCACCGGCGTTGGCCGGTGATGTGGCCTTGGCACGCTCTCGGCCGCGCTCCATCGCCGTCTTCGACCCCGGCGGGGTGGCAGGCGGACGACCGTGCGGGTCGGAGCCGGGTGCCGGGGGCGGTGTGCCACCGGCGGTCCCGAACAGGGCGGGGAAGTCCGTCTTGATCGTGTCGATCTCCGCCTGGATCGCGGCGGCGTCTGCGCTGGTGTCCAGCGTGACCATCCGGCGGATCCGGGCGAACGACGGGGAGTCGACGTCGACGCCAGCCTTCGCGAAGTTCCGCTCCAGCTTGGCTTCGAAGCGCTCCGAGGCGGCGGCCTGCCGGTCGTTGTCCGCAGCGGTCTTGGCTGCTGCGGCTGCTTCCTGCTGGCGCTGGACCTCGGTCTTCCCTGCGTCCTCGGCGGCCCTCGCTGCGTCGACGGCTGCCTTGGCAGCCTCCGGCGTGTCGAAACCGAGCGACTGGAGCAGCTTGGTCTGCGCCGTTCGCTCAGCTGCCTGGGCTTCTCGGGTGGCGATCGCGTTCACCTCGGCCTGCGTGAACGACTTCGGCAGGTCCACCTTGGGCGGGTCTGCCGGAGGGTCCGACGGGGGCGGGTCATCCGGTGCTCCGCCACGGATGGCGTAGATCGGTTGACCGTTCTTCCGGTGACCCAACACGGGTCCCCAGTTCAGGTGAGCGAGGGCGATCGTCACGGGTGTTTCCTCCTGGTCCCGGAGACTTGTACAGCCGGGTCTGCGCGTCCCAGATCCGCTGGGTCGGTGTCTTCCTAGCAGACTCTACCGCCACTTCAGGTCGGCCGAGCCAGTTTGAAGATCAGACTGTCGGCGGGACCTCAAAGTCGGGCTCGACCGGGTTCCCGTCCTCGTCCAACTCGGGGTCCTCGTCCTCCTCGCCGGGGGCCGGGGGTGCCTCGGGCTCCGGCGGTCGGACCACGACCACACCTTCCAGACCCAGGTAGTTGATAGCGGCCTGGACGTCGCCGGTCAGATCCAGGATCGCCCCGGCACCCTCGAAGTCGATCGACTGGACGTCGCTGACCTCGCCGTCGACCGACTCGATGTCCCAGCCAGCAGCCTTCAGCCAGCGGATCGCCGTGTTCCGGCCGATGGCCTTCGCCGCCAGCAGAGCCGCCACCGTGGTCGCGATCCCGTTCTTGTCCGAGGGCAGGAACGGCCCGAAGTCCAGGGTCGTCTCCTGGTACTCCAGGGGCACGTCCTCGATCTGGGCCGCCAGGCTCATCCGGTGCACGAACTTGAACAGCAGCGGGTATTTGTCGGCCCGGCTCAGGCGCATCTCGTCAATCATGCTCGACAGCGGCCCGAACGACAGCGCCAGGGCGACCCCGGACGGGACCTCCGCCGGGCTGACTCGGCCGAGCAGCGACTCGGGGATCCGCGAGTTCGACGACAGCCGGAGCCACAGGGCGTCGATCAGGCCCTGCAGGGCAGCTAGGCTGGAGGTCGTGTCGATCACGGTCAGCTTGCCGCCACCGACCTCCCAAACCTCGCCGGGCTCGTAAGTCGCGACACGGTTCCCGAGTGATCCACCCTCCAGCGCCATCACCGGCCGACCGGAAGTGGCGGCAGCGGCCTGCATGTCGGTATCGGCGTTGCTCAGGTCGTCCAGGATCTGGAGCACCCGGGACAGCGTGGACTGCCCGAAGTGGTTGGTCACCGCCACGGTGTTCGGGACGTGGACGACCGGGACGAAGTCGATCCGCAGGTCCAGGTCCCGGATCTCCTCGTACTCGCCGGTCCGCTCGTTCAGCTGGTACTCGTACGACCCGTCCTCGGCAGCCAGGTTGACCACCCCGAAGTCGGCGGTCCGGTCGATGGTCCAGGTCCCGTCGCTGAAGTAGCAGGTGACCTTGGCGGGCTTGTCGTTCCACGGGTACTGACGGGTGATCCGGCCGGTGCGCCGGTCGGTCGAGTCGCCCGGCCCCGGGCGCACCGTCGGGATGACCGTGGACACGTCGACCAGCGGCAGGATCGGGGCGAGCCGCCAGGTCAGTCGGCGGATCTTCAGCTCGCCGGGACGGTCCGGGTCGACCGGCAACTCCCAGGCGATGTGCACCGTCTCGGGGTAGTCGTCCTCGTTCCCGTCGTGCAGGACCGGGAAGTAGAAGCCGGGGTCCCAGACACGGAGCCGCACCCGCTCCTTCTCGGTCGAGTAGCCCAGGGTGTACACGGCGTCACCGAGTCCGACGGCGGACCTCTCGGCCTCCATCAGCTTCAGTCGGAACCGCTCCTTCGTGGCCCAGTCCGCCATCCACTCCTGGAAGTCGTAGGCGGCCAGGACCTCCGGCTCGACCTCGATGCCCGGGTCGTCCTCCGCAGCCGGGTCGTAGTCGGCCGCGCCATCGGTCGCGATGCTCACGTCCGTGCCCAGGAGGGCGGCCAGCGTGGTGTCGCGGATCAGGGCAGCGTCGCCGTACTCGCGGTGCCGGGAACGGGACTCGGGGTCGCTGTCCCCGATGAACTCCCGGGATGCGTTGTCCAGGTAAGCCTGGAGCAGCTTGTATGCCTGCAGACGACGCCTGGCCTCGTCCCCGACCCAGGTCGGCGCGGTCCAGGCGATGCCGGGCCGGTCCGAGTTCCCGATGGCAGCTTTGAAGGACAGCGGCGTGTACTGGTCGAAGATCAGCTCGTCGGCCACGCGACTCCTTCGTAGGTAGGGTGCCGCCACGCCCGAATCGCCCCGACCAGGCGTGGCGGCGAGCGCCAGGTTACCCCAAACATGCAACCGCCCCGGACCTTGGCGGCCCGGGGCGGTCTGTCGGTCGGTTACAGCGCGTCCATCTTCGTGTTGCACCGGTCGCAGATCGGAACCGGCCCCAGCTTGCCGTTGCCGACCGGCCCCCGCCGAGTGGTGGTCGCCTCGTTGGTGCAGAGGGCGAACCACTGACAGATCTTCCGGGCGGTCACAGCCCGAACGCCCGGAAGAGGGCCCGAGTGACCGAGCGGCGGACGAGGCGCTTGGCGAGGACCTCCGGGCCGCGCTGGGCGGCCTGTAGGTCACCCAGCCCGCGCTGGGCGAAGTAGAGGGTGCGGCGGAGGGTTTCGAGCTTGCTCATGGCT